GTACAAAAGATGTAAGGGGTTATATTTATGGGTTGTTAAATGATAACATAACCTATGATGCTAGTGCAGTTCCCGTGGTTGCTAAAGCTACAGACCAAACTACATATCCCTTCATTGTTGTACAAGCAACGGGATTGGTTGACGATTCCTTAAAAGATAGGTTTGGAGGTGTGTATGAGGTGCAAGTCCAAGTACATACCAAATACCCATTAAACTATGGAGGACAAGATGATTGCGATGATATATCAAATTCAATACTCCAGCAGATAAGAGTTAGAAATGCTACATCAGATTTTGGTGCTGACACAATGTATATATTTAAACAGACCAATCAAAGGTATCTTGAAGATGACGATGGGCAATACGAATACTTTACAAAAATATTAGTGTTTGAAGCAAACGTACTAAGCGATGCTTAATGGGACATCCTTTGCTTTATATATTGATAATGACAAACTTTTATTTTCAAAATCTCACTCTATTGAATTTAATGCTGATGCGGTTGATGCATCTTATAAAATACCCGAAGAAACAATTTTCGGAGATAGTTACTATTGGGAGTCAGCTAATTTAAATTGGGAATCTGCTGATTTAAAATGGGATGAAGCTTTAAGATTATCGGGTGTTTCGGGATGGAAGGAAATAATGATGGGTTTTCGTTCGGGAAACTTTTCATCAGAAGGATTACTTTTCTTAGACAGAAATCGTCAAACTTGGGACACAACAGATTATTATTGGGAATTATTTAATGTAGATTGGGAGGATGGTGCTATAGAGCCTAATCCATCAATTACTTTAGATGATTTATTAATAAGTGGTGAAAAAGTAAAATTTGAGTTAATAACTGACTCTAATTATGTTGTGTTTAGTGGAAATTGTAGAGTAAATAATTATGAATTGGTTGCAAATAACGAAGGAGTGATGTTTTATAATGCTGAATTTAGCATTACGGGAGTTACTACCCAATAATATATTTTTTTTTATTTATCTTTGAGTAAAATATAAAAAGAAATGCCAGCAATTAACGGAACAAGTTTAACATTATACATAGCAAATAACGATGCATCTGCTGATGCTGAGACATGGTTACCAATAGCTTTGTCAAAATCAGCAAGTTTAAATATATCGGCAGATTTGCCCGATGCGTCCAACAAAGACTCAAGCGGTTGGTCTGAAGTAATTGGTGGTCAAAAAAGTTGGTCAATAGATTTTGAGGCTTTAGTTGACTTGTCTTTAACTGCTAGTGCATCGGGTGTTGATCAGACTAACATGAACTTACTACCTTTATGGACATATTTTGAGCAAAGAGCAAGAATTAAAGTGGCGTGGGGACAAGATACTAATTATTGGTATGGTTTTGCTTTTATAGCATCTTTAGAACAAAGTGCAGAGGCAGAGCAAACCGTCAGTTTTAGTGGATCATTAACGGGTAGTGGTTCTATATTATATGGAACAGCGGGTAGTGGAGTACCAACATATCCAGGTTCTTAATTAACTTAAATTAAATTTTAATGGCAACAAACAAACACAGAGGCACTTGTTTAATAGAAATAGGTGGCAAAAAAAGAGGATTAGTTTTTAACATGAATACCTACGCAGTTTTTTGTGAAGGTATGGATGTTGATTTAACTGAGATGGAAAAAGCATTCAATGATAAAAGACAAGCTAAGGCTTTCTGTTGGTTATTGTATGCTGGTTGTTTTGCTTATGATGAAAAGAATAGAAAGGATATTGATTACGATATTCATGATTTTTATGATTGGGCAATGGACATTACACAAAAGGATAGTGAAAAAGTAATGGAAACAATGTTAAGTTCTAGAGACTTAGGAAACGATTCCAATAATGGACTATCTAGAAATGTTGTTGAATCAAACAAGGATGATATAAAAAAAAATTAAACACGTTTGACGACATATTGGATGAAGCTATAGGAACATTGGGTTTACCGCCCGATGTTTTTTGGTTAATGACATGGAGTGATTTTGTAAGATCACTAGAAGCTTGGATTCATAATCAAAATCAAGATTGGGATAGGACTAGATACCAATCTACAATGACTGCCAATTGCGCTATGGGTAGAAAGAAAACAATTAGACCAAAAGATTTATTTGTATTACCTCACGACAATTTAGGTAAATCAAAAGTAGAATTACCCTCAGAAGAAGAAATTCAAAACATTATAAATAAGCCAACTAAATTACCTATTTAATATTAGTTAAATTTGTGTTATGGCATTAGGAGACAATAAATTATCAGTTTTCGTTTCACTCAGAGCGGAAAAATTTCATAAAGGGTTAAAGAAAGTACAATCGGGTTTTAAAGGATTAAATAGGACTATTGGTGCTTTTTCAACTGCTTTTGTTGGTCAACAAATATTTCAGCTAGGTAAGCAATTTGCAGATGCTGCTGGTGAGATGGAGAACGTAGATCGTAGTTTTTCTAGGTCTTTTGCTGGGATTGCTAATTCTGCTGAAACTGAGTTAGGTAAATTAGCTGATTCACTTAATAGAAATGAAACACAACTAAAAAAGGGAGCGGTTTCTTTTAATGCATTCTTTAGTGGATTGGGGTTTGTAAGTAAAGAGGCTGCTAATATGTCTGTAAAAATGCAGACATTATCTTTAGATTTAGCCTCATTTTTTGGTATAGCAGATTCAAATGCACAAAAAAGATTTCTAGCTGCATTAGCTGGTTCTCCCGAAGTTCTTGATCAATTTGGTATTAACCTAAAGCAATCTGCATTACAATTGGAATTGTATCGAATGGGTTTAAAATCAACGGTACAAAATACCAATGAAGTAGTAAAAACCCAAGGTAGATTAAATATAATAATGCGGTCTATGACAGATGCTGGTATATTAGGGGATGCTACAAGAGGTTTAGATACGTATCAAGGACAAATAAAACAACTAGAGGGTGAATTTAAAAACTTTTCTGAATCAATAGGTCAATATTTTATTCCAGCAGTAACAAAAGCGGTTAAAATTATTAATAAATTATTAGAAGGAGCGCAAAAATTCTTTGGTTCTAGTGACGATGAAATACAAGAAGAAGCAGATGCAATTCTTAATAAAGTAAATAAAGCATTTGATAAAGATGATGTTATAGAAAAAAAGATAGAATTAACTACTGTTAAAAAAGAAATTCAAGAAGATAAAAAAGATATTGGTTTAAGAAGTGAACTTGAAAACGTAGAGGATCAAAGATTAAGAATCTTAGATGAAAAACAATTAAATGAATTAGCATCATTAACTCTAAGACTCACCGAAATTAATGGTTTAATAGAACAAGCTAATCTTTTTGAAGAAGACACAAAATCTTTAAGAGTAGCAGCAAATATACTTGGTGATGATAAAGCAAAAATAGAGAAGATAATATCTGATCAACTTAAAGAAGAAAAAAAAGTAAGAGATCAGTTTTTAATAGATCAACAAAATGCTTTAAAATTAAAACAAGATGAAGCAAAGCTAGATGAGGAATTTGTAAAAAATGCAAAATTATCTGTACCACAATTAGAAAGGTTACTAGAACTAGAAGAAGCTAAATTAAAAATAGCAAAAGACCAAAAAAGATTAACGGGTCAGAGTGATGAAGATGTTGCAGTCTTGGAGCAACGTGTCGCTGCTATAACGGAGTTAACAAAACGATTGCAAGATGTACCTCAAGCTGCAATGAAAGGAGCAGTTAATATAACGAGTAAAGAAGTTGATTTAAAAACGGGTCATGTTATTTCTGATACAGAAGCAAGGGACAATATGGGTGTTCTTCTTGGTTTAGGTAACACTAAACAACAAGAAAATGCATTTAATGAAATAATGGCTAGGCAATCAAAAAGGATTGAGGCAATTGCTAAGGGATCGGCGGAAAGTTTGGGCAAAGCAGTTCCAGCTATAGAGGCTGGGGGTATGCAATTACTTGAAATACTAAGACCTATAGCAGATGCTATGACTGAGATATTTGTTCAAATGTTAACACCTCCCGATACAACAATTAGCGAACAAGAACAAAGAGAGAAAACATTAGCAGCATTTGGAGGTATAATGGTTGGTTTGGGACAAGCATTATTTAGTTTAGGTATGGGTTCTTTGTTGGTGTCTATGGGTCTAAAAGATTTAGGTAAGAATCCAGCATTAGCAGTTGCAATGATGGGGATGGGTGCTGGACTGATTTCTATTGGTAAAGGTAAGTTACAAAAAGCAAGAGAAATGGGTGCATCAAGAACTGCTGGTGGTGGTGCAAATAGTGGTAGTGGAACGGGTAACTTTACGGGTATGATGGAAGCAATACAAGGAGAACAAGTATTTAGATTAGCTGGTAATGATTTAGTTACTGCACTTAACAGAACAAACAATTTTCAAGGAGCAATAGGAGGATAAATATATGGCTATATATAGAAATAAATATACATTAGAGTTTGATGATGTAATTGAAGGTGAATTTAATGATTACAAACTTGAAATATTAAAAAAATATGAAATAGATAGTTTAAATACTGGTAGTAATGTTTATATAACCTCATATAATGCTAATCAAGGATTAATTTATCAAGGTACTCCCGTTTATATTGAGGGAACAATAATAAAAAGATCATTCGGTAGTGGTGCTAGTACAATGCCAGCAATTGGCGTAGCATATGAAGATATTACTCAAGGTTCTAATGGGATTATTTTAACTAAAGGTATGATGGCTTATGCTACGGCTTATGGGGATCAAGATGTGTGGGTTGGTTCTACGGGAGGATTGGTTCTTGCAGAACCTTCATCGGGTATAGTTCAAAAAATAGGGTATAAATCGGGAACGGGTACGGGTTCTTTTCTTGTTTTACTTGATCAAGAAATAACGTTAACGGGTACAAATATTCCCGTAGTTGTAAATTACAACCTAACTAAAGACAATATATTTGCTCCGATAAGATCAAGTTATCTTGATATAAGCATATATCACATGGATGATATGGCTAATGATCAATTTTTTGATTTATACATAACTCAAGATGATGGTTTTAAGGTTAAATTATATAAAAATAATAACTTGTTTTGGGATGGTTGGTTAGGCTCTAGTTTAGTTGCTGAAGAGCAAATATCATCCCCATACAGAGTAAAGCTAAGAGCCTACGATGGATTGCATTTATTAAAAAAAACACCTTATTTTGATACAACAGAAGTGTTTCAAGCAACTGCAAATCAATTTAATGATAGATATGGTTATCACGAGGTTAAAGACATAATAACAAAATGTCTATTTAACACGGGATTAATTGGAAATCCAACTAATCAGATTATATCTTTAATAAAAATAAAAAATGACGATTCTTCGGGTACTACTCTTGCAAATGATTATTTTTTAGAAGATACCAAAATGCATCATACAACTTTTTTAAATGGTGAGTCTGATGGTATGAATTGTTTCCAAGTTTTAGAAATGACATTAGATTCTTTGGGAGCAACTATATATCAAAGAGATGGTAATTGGTGTATTGTGAGAATATCCGATATAACTCAATTTAGCAAGAATAGTTCTCCTACTTGTAGAAGAGATTTTTTTTGGGTAAATGTTACCAATCCTATTACTATAAATAAAACAACAAGCTCTACTGCTTATAGTCAAGCGTCAACATATTATACGGAGGATACACAATTTTTTCAAATAGATGGTGCTAGTACAATGACTTTTCAATACCCAATGAAACAAGTTATTATTAAACAAGAGAATGACCATGATTTTATAACAAGTAATCAATTAGATTCTGTAAATGATCTTGGAGCAAGTGATCCAAGTGGTACATTATTGTTTGATGAATGGCAACCATTATTTGGCAATAGTGGACTTGGGATACAAGAAGCGGTTGTTTTAAGGGATGAAAATTACAAAAATGCTAATGCAAGTTTAACACCAAGAAATGATAGAAATTTAGGTAAGGCATTGATTGAAGCAGATGCTGGTACTGATGGAGTGACTTGGAGAAACAAACAACCAAGTTTAAAGTATCCCGTATCTCACAAGACAATAAAAAAACAATATGATTGGAATGAGTTTGTGGAAAATGATGCTCAAGGTAATCCTAAATATAATTGGTACACATCGGGTCATGTTTTTACATTAAAATTTAGACCATTAAAAGAAAACTCTTTAGCTACAGATAATTACATTAGAGTCCCTTTTACTTTAAGGATGAAAGCAGATAACACGGGAACTCTTGGTGCTTATGATTTAACTACGGGTAGAGGTACGGGAAACCAATTAAGTGAAACGGTTGCTTTTTTTGCCTCAAGATTTGATGATACGGGAAACTTATTTCGACCATTTTGTCAAGATACAAGAAAGATAAATGAATGGCAAACCGTTAAACTACACGTTGCAGAACACGCTTTAGAACTTGATGCTAGTGCTTTAGTTGGAGTAACTGAATCTTGTGAACTTGAATCAAGAATTTATGGTGGATTTTTATGGATTGAAGATGTATCATCAAGTGGTGCTACATTTACTGACAGATACGATGTTACTTATACCGATATAAAAGCATCTCCAACGGTAACTAAATGGAAAATAGAACCAAAAAATCAAGAATACATTGTAGAGCAATCTTCTAATTATTCTAGAGTAGAATCATATGATGTAAAACTAGGGAGTAACATATGCACAACGGGTAAAAATTGTTTTATTGGTTTTCAACATGGTACAAATAACGCTTTACTAAGTTTTGATAATTGGCAAATAGTTTTTAAAACTAGCAATACTATACAACATATAGTTGCATTAGGGCATATGATTTTGTATAGAATACCTATAAGAAGGATGGATGGCACACATTACGGTAATTATAAATACGGAAATAAAATGGTTTATGATAGCGGTGTAAATGGTAGTTCGGGTAAGTTTTTTCCTATGGGAGTTCAAATGGATTTACGTAATGCTAGGACAACTTTTAGCGGTGATGATCTTATGGATAATTTTGGATTCAGTTTAAGTAGTATTTCTAGAAAAATAAAATGGATGGGAGAAAACGACATCTCTGAGACTATAGATTATTAAAAATAATTTGCATTTACGATAAGTCTTTATTAGACTTGTATCTGAAATATTTTTCACATAAAACAAATGCATATGAATAAATCAGTAAATGAAAAGCTATTTGCTCTTCAGAATGAGATAGGTGTTATTAGTAAAGACACTACTAATC